TTGGCGAGGACATGGCTTGCATGAGCTGGCCAACGGCGGTGTAGTGGCGTTGGAGCAATCCCGCCAAGAGCATGTCAGATTGCTTATCCATCTCCCGATTGAGCGAGGCGGTGCTGGCGCGGATCGGGATGGCGAGACGATTCTTGTCGAACTCCTTCAGCGCGGACTTGAGGATATCCGCGTCGAGGCCGAACATTTTGGCGCGGTCGCCGACTCCGTACTTGGCGTACATCGCCGTGAGCAACGAGCCGAGCTTGACATGAGCGTGGCGGAAGTCCGATGCGTCGAGGTTGACCCGGCTGTTGGACTCTTGCATCGTGGCGAGGGTGCCGGCGCTCGAATACGATCCCGTCTTTTTCTGTGGCCCCCCGCCCCCGCTGCCAGCTATCGCCGGGCTGATGCCCGCCCGCGACTGTGCGTGAGCTAGAGTGACATTCTCGTTCTCGAACGATGAGGGGTATACGTCCGCGATCTGGATCGCCTCGATGTCATCCTTCTCACCCACGAGGAGAGCCATCGGATATAGTTCGACATTAGCGTCAAGGTTTCGAGCGCGCGGACTAACACGTAGAGCGCGAGTGTTCGCTGCGGTCGCGTTGTCGAGGCGTTGATTGTGGACCGTTGAGAGTTCTTCTTGATATCGTTCCAACAACTCTGCAACACCATGCCCGTACATCCCGTCCGTTCGATACCCCATCCTTGCCCGCAGAATGGGCAGTTCATTCTGAGGGAGGAAGTTGAATACCCTCCGCAAGACCGTCTTGGTGCGCTTGTGGTAGGAGTCAATGATACGAAACTTTCGTTTGTTGTGCCACCACGAATAGTAGCACTCGGCGATGTCCCATTGGGCATTGGCATCGTAGTTACCCCGTTCTACGATTCCTTGGTCTTGGAGTTCTGATTTCTCCTGAGGCTTCGGGCCGTTTCGGTCGGGGGAGTCGAGGATGGCATCGACGGCGGCTTTGCTGTAGGCTCCAGTGAAGGCTCGTTCTTCAAGCGCTTTCCGGCGCAGCGTACGCACTTGAAATACAAACTCCGCTTCCCCCGGTGTAGACGCATCAGGCGTAAGGAAAACGTCTTCATGCCGCAGCTTATGCACCCGAGGCCCTGAATAGATAGTTGTTTCATCACCTTGGATCACCTTCGATCTTGCCGAGGTGTAGCCGACGTTTGTTGTTTCGATCTTATGCTCATACCCTAGCTTGAGGAAACTCGTCCCAAGCCGAATCATATCCGTACACCACAGCCCCTCGATGCGGTAGAGGTCGAGTTCAGAGGGTTCGAATCCCATGATGTCTAGGAAGTCTTCGAGCGTCCGGCGTTCCTTCGAGGCGTGTTCAAAGTTCAGGGTGTCGGCGGGGTCGAACTTTCGGTAGTCTTGGAAGGGCCACAACGGATGAGTTGCATATGCCAGCCCTAGTATTCTGGCCGCGAGGGTGTCGGTTGTCTCGCCGATAACCTGGACGATGGTGTTGGCAGCATTCGGCCACGGGAAGGACTTCGTTTCCTCGCCAGGGATGCCAAGATAGAGTTTGCGCCACTGGGGAATCTTGTTTTTATGGAGGTCAGAATGAGATTGGGTTAAGAACTCAATCTGACCGTCCACAAATAACGTCATCTCGGCGTCGGTGTCCTTGCCGAGATTACAATCGACGAGTTGGAAGTCTTCTGCCATAAGGTGCGATCCGGCTCAATTAGTTAATTGTTACTGTGACCGCACCCGGTTGGTTTGGGATTGTCACAACTTGATCGTAGATGTTGAAGCTGGTGGCTGCGCTGCCCGTTGCCGCCGGGGTCCAACTGATCGTGGCGGTATGGGTGCCGGTTGCCGGAACGACCGCGCTGACGATTGCCGAGGCGACCGATTCGCCGGCTGCGTTGACGGCGGTGACTTCGAAGTTGACCGAGGTGCCATCGATGAGGGTCGGGGTGGTGAAGCTATTCGTGCCGCCTGCCGCGACGGTTCCGATTTTTGTAAAGCCGTTTGTTGCCTGCGCCCAGAGTTTGAACGGATTGCCGAGGGTGAGGTAGAAAATCAGCGATGCAAAGATTGTGATGGAGATGATTCTGGAGATTCTGGCTGTCATACGCACGCTCCACGAGTTTCGTTAGTCGAACGAGGTCCAGCTTAACATTTCCTGAGTGGGCAATCAATTCATCAAAATGAGTGCAGCAATAATGTTGACCGTCGAGTTCGTGGTCGCCATGAAGGGCGCAGACGATGCAGGGCATCAATACCCCGTCGCTCTCGATCGTTTGCCCATCCGGTTCTTGCGCTCCTCTTTCATCGCCGCGATTTCCTTGAACCGATAATTTGACCAGGTTTGGGGCGCGTACGAGAAGGCGTCCAGCACGTCCACCACCTGCCGCGCGCTATGCGAGTAGCGGGTGTATTCGGTGATAAAGGCGGATTGATCGCGGCGGATGAATACTTTCCCCTGCTCGAAGAGAGGGGAGAGCGCGTCGATCCGGGTCCACTTGCCATGCTTGCCCCGATCGGTCTTGAGTTCGCGGCACCTCAAGTTACGGTTCTCGATCTTGTTGCGATACTCCAGATGATACTTTAGGTATTTCTGGGCGGCGACGGTTTCGAGCCAGAACTCGGTCAGCTTCCACCGCTCACACATTGAGTAGATATGTTTGGTGAGGTCGTCGTAGGGCATGGATTGCGCCCAGATGTCGAGCAAGTATATCTGGTCCGTGTCGGGGTCGAGTCCAGTCACCACAATCGCATGGCGGGCGCGGCCCTCGCTCCCCGAATGATTCGGGTCAACCGTCATCGATCGGACGAGTCGGTTGACGGGGATGTCCGAGTAGGTGGTCCCCTTCACGACCTCATGTTCGAGCAGCATCCGGTTCGCTTCGATCTGCTTGATCTCCCCCTCCATCACGAGCTTCTGCATGAATGGCTCAGGTTTGGGTTTGTAGTAGCGGAGCCATTCGGGTTTGAACACTACATCCTCGGCGCTCAACGCCTCGTTGAGGTATTGGTGGCTGAAGAGGTATGCCCCTTGGCGGCGCCTGATTTTTTCTAGTCGGGCGATGTCGAACTCTTCGGGGAGAATCGGCTTACCAGGCTCGTGCATATCGCAACAACCGCCAAGGGCAGAGTGAGACTCCACCACAAATTCTGGCTCGTTCTCACGTATCCAGCCGTTAAGATCGGTGGGACTCCACCTGTTACCAACAACAAGTTCCGTATGATCCGGTCCATCGAACGCTCCCTCCAGAAGTTTGTGATATTCGATCGTGTCGGCCATGATGATCTCGCTGCGGAGTGCGTCCTTCCCCACGAGGTCATCTTCGATCATCCTATCGTAATGACGACTTTGTAACGCGCCCCCAACGCCGATGAAATCAAAAGTGCCTTCTCCATGAGGGCGGAACTTACTTCCTCCAATGCACTTACTGGAAGCGTTCCAAGTTGATTTCTCATTAGGGATGATTTCTGGGAATAAATCTCGAAACCGTCCGTTGTTATAGAAATGTTGGTCGATACGCATCCCGAGTTTTTCAGCATTGAGTGCCGCCTCCGATACGATTAGGATTCTGATTAACGGATTGTGTGCAAACTTCATCCACCTAATCCACTCATCCCCATATCCCAGCTCGCGCATCGCCGCCTCATCATTATCGGTGAAGGGCAAGGACCACCAGATCGGCAACGCCTCGGTCATCATTGTTGTCTTGAAGTGGTCGCGTGGCAACTCCAATAGATAGTTGAGGCGCTGGCGCTCCAGGTTTTCGCAAATCGGCTTATGGAGGTGTTCGGTCAACCTACCACGCTGTAGTACAAACTTTGCGAAGTAGTATAACGATCCCAGCGCATTGAGCTTGATGATGTGGGGATCGAGGCGGGGATTGCCGATGAGCTGGAGGATCTCCCACCGCTGGGTATTGATGGTCATTCGGCCTCATAGAGATTGCAGCACCCGCGATACTCGACATCTCCCTCGACCTTTTCGCAAGGGCCGTTGTACTGGCCGCCCCCGTAATATTCACATCGTCCACAATAGGTGGGAACGTCCGCCCCCTCGATATATCCCGCTGTCTCCTTCAACAGGAGCATCTTCGACCGACCCGCTCCGACCGACTGGCCGTGGACATAGAGCGCGCAGGTGCCTCGGGCAGCGCTGACGTTAGGAGGGGTGACGATCATGCACTCGCGCGATAGGGCGATGTAGTCGCGGCACTTCCCGCATCGGGTGCCAAGGTCGGGTCCGCCGACATCGAGCGGGCCGAAGTAGACAGCTTGGGATTTGGTAAGTTTGTCCATATTAGCGTCCGGTCGAGGCAAGAGTGACAAGAGTTCCGGCGGCATGGCCGAAATTGTTGATGGCGTTCGGTAGCCACCATTTCGAGTAGCGATGGCCAGGGATGCCCGCGAATGCGAGGGCGTCGTCTTCACGTTTGTAGCGGTAGCTGACGATGGCGTTAACCGCGAAGATGGGCATGGTAATGCCGTAATAAGTGGCTCGACCGGGATGATGGCCGAAGATTCCATTCGCTTCCACCGTTCCAGCCTTGGCGAGTGCGTAACGGGAGTTCTCCACGTCAGCAACGGTCAGGGCGAGGGAGAGAAGGGTGGAGGTCCAGTAGGCGCGGTCGGCGGTGCGGTGCGGGACAATAAGTGGCTCGTACCATGTTTGATCATGGTCGGTCAATTTGACGTTGACGATTGGGCCGGTGATGGTGGAAGCGAGCGGGACGAGTTTCGAATCCCGGCAGGTCCAGACGCGGTGATCGATGATCCGACGGGCGTCCGCGATGTTGTCGCATTCGGCGGGCCACTCTTGCTGATTTGGAGAAAGTTGAATAATATAAGGCGCCGTTACAGCCCTAATATCTGCATTCTGGTTCATCATCGATGATCCAGAAAGACACTCTAAAGTATTTAATTGTTCCTGAGTACAAATAAAATTCTGGTAAGGTAAGTCCGTTTTATCGGTCTGCGCCCGCGCGGGGAGCGCGATCAGTATCAGGGCCGAGATAAGCGCAATTTTCATCGCCACTCCTGTTGAATCTCTGCATACATACCTTCAAGTTTCAGATCACGTTCATGGAGTTCAACCTTACGATTCGTGCAATCCAAAGCGTCCCACTGTTCCACAGTTACTCGATTACAGTCGGATTGAAATTTAATTGAATCGGTAAA